ATAGTACCTCCAGCACGAGCGGACCATGTACCACCGAGAAGCTGTGCTCGCGTAATCGGATCGAGCTCCATTAGCGAGCGACGGTACTCCTCACGTGTGAGGTGAGGGTTGTCGTCCAGCTTGGCCGGAACGAAGATGCGCTTCTTGGCCTTCCCCTCGACGAGGAAGCGTTGTCGCACCCACGAATGTCCGACACCTCCGGGGTTCGACGCCCCGCGCATTCGTAGTGGAATGTTGACGGTTGCTCCTCGCCTCAGACGAGAGAAGAGGTAACGGTACTGTGGCTCCGTGAACTGCGTCAGCTCATCGAAGCCAACGTACTGGAACTCCGCCGACTGGTAGCGGTACTTGTCGTTCTCGGACTGCAAGTATCCGAACGTGACCGTTGCACCGCTCGGGAAGTGCCACGTCTTGGTGTCATCCTCCCACTTGGCATCCGTCGGCTTGAGCCACGCCATGGAACGATCCATAATAGCGCCCGGAAGGGACAAGTCGGCGTACGTGCGTCGGAGAAGCAGGGCAGCGTACCCCGGCGTATCCACGTACTGAAGCGCTCCCATCAAGAGCGCGTCCGACTTGCCACCTCCCGCGGCCCCCCCGTACAGCGCCTCCAAGACGTCGAGCAACAGAAAAGCCGACTGTGGAGGCGTTGGCGTGTGTACCCAGTACGGAGACGACTTCGGCGTCAAGGCCTGCGCTAGCTCGAGAAGCTCCTCATCCGTGAGCTCGTCGAATCTCGCGAGGTCAACTTGCGTCGGTATCACAGTCGTCTCTCTTGCACAGGGTAACTACAGCTCTTCTGCCGGAGTTGCTGACGTGGTCTCCGACCCCGCAGAGGTCGTCCCCGTTGCCGTTACAGGGGCCCCACTCGCGGGCTGCGCTTCGGCGGGGGTCGAAGCCGCCGACTCAGTCGGGGTCGGAGACGATGTGTGGGTGAAGTCCACAGTGAACACGCTGCCACTGGCGAGATGCGCGGGAAGAGTCCCGTCACCTCGGAGTGCGATTCCGACGGTGGTGATTCCGTCGCCGAAGTCGCTCACGTCTTGCGCGTGCATGCCTGCTTCCCACGAGCCAGCGTACTGCTGAGCGTTGGAAACCTGGAACTTGGCTTGAGGCATTGTGCCTCCCTCCCTTGGTCACGGTCAGTAGCGAGTGCTACTTGACGTTCATCTTCGGATACTTGCGCTTGACGCGCCCTTTCAGTGCTGCGAACTGCGATGGGGACAGGTACCGCTTCCCGTACGCCAGAGCGTCACGTGCTCGCCCGGGCGTGTCGATCGGGTAGTTTCCTGACTGCGACTTGGCCTTTCCGTGTGCCTTGCTAGGAACGCCGAAAGAACTCGTTGGCAAGTTCTTTCGCCGAGACGCCGTCATCGGCGGACTCTTCTTGACCGTCCGCGATGTCCCCGTCCTCTTCGTCGCTTTCGTCGCTTTCGTCGCTTTCGTAGTCCGCATCGCCTTCGTAGCTGCCATCCTCGACCTCCTCAGTGTCGATGACTCCACTGGAACCCGTTGGGAGAACTCCTGCAACTGCCAATCGCTCGACGATCTCCTTCAGACCGGTGCGATCAACCGTCACTTCGTGCTCGACGTGTGCGGCCCCCTCTAGGCGCACAACAGTCTCGCGCGGTTTGTCTCCCCACCGCTCACTGAAGCGCCGCTTGAGAAGTGCCTCCGCAGCTCGCCAATCGCGATCCGTTGCTGCTCGCCACTCCTCAACCAGCTGTGCTTCCGCGGAAGCCTCTGCACGCTGGACTTGAAGAACGAACTCGGCAATGTCCATCGGACACTGCGGTGTATCTGCAGCGTCGATCCAGGCTTGAACGACGGACGGACGTACACCTGCACGGCGAGCAGCCGTCTCGAGGTGCTGCCCCATCTCGACCTCGTTGAGGAAGAGGCGACGGACTAGGTCCGGAAAGGAGTCTCGCAGCGACGTCCAGTCGATTGCTCGAACACGCGGCAGAGCGATGACGGTCGTGCCAGTCGTTCCTCCGCTATCCGAGGGCGTAGACATCCGTTGATCGAGACCGTTGACTATCGACTATCGACTATCGACCGCGACGCCTGCGACCGCTGCCACTCGCGTTGCCGAACGGTGAACCTGTGCTCGACACGCGAGGCTGTGCAGAAGACGATGTGGCGTCTCGTCCGAGGCGGGAACCATCGAGGTCGACCTTCGTCTCGGAACGCAGAACAGTTCCGCCCGTGATAAGCGGAGTGTCGTCCGTCGTCATGGAGTTCGGTGCTCCCGACGGCACAGGAGTGCCGGAGTAGCCCTGCTTGGTTCCACTCGGTCTGAACGTCCCACGAGTCCGACCTCTGTCATCCGCGTCACCGTCCGTACCAGCAGAGTTGCCTCCACCTCGAGCGAGTCCTGGTGTCCGTGCACTCTTGCCACGCTGTTGAAGTGCCATTACGGTAGAACCTCCGTTCCCGTTGCATTGGCGTTTCCGGTGTACGTTGTGAGCTCTTCACCGTTTCCAGCCAGTGCACCGAGTGCTGCACCTGCTGATGCAGCTGCACTCTGGACTCGAGCCTTATGCGCTGGCGTGACTGAGGAGACGCCCGACACTTGCGACGGCGTACGTCCCGCCCAGTCACCGCTGAAGTTGGCTCCCATGTTGGCTCCCGGTCCTGTTGTGACGTTGAGAGCACCTGTTGTGTCAATGGAACTCACTGAGTTGGATTATATAGAGAGCGTCACCGTGAATCAAGAGGGAGACTCGGTGAAAGTGGGAGTTTCCAGTGAAAAACTCGGGAAAGTGGTGAGTTTCGCCCAAAAACTCGTACTTGCCGCGGGCTGCTACTGGGCGGACCCGCGTCGCCGCGTCGCTTTTGACGCCCGGGGCGTCCCGCGGGGGGTCGCGTCCCCTCCGGGGTCGCGTCGCGTTCCGTCCCCTCTCGGTCGACCTCCGTCTCCTCCTCTCACACGACCTCCTCCTCTCCTCCTCCTTCACCACTCGTTTCACGACGTTCACACTTCTTCACACTTCACGTCCTTTCACACCGTTCACACCCTCCGTCCACGGAGGTCACACTCACCAAAAAAAAAATTCCCAAGAAGTTAGTGAAATCACTTGATTTTTCCGTCGCACTCCATTATAATACATGTATAGGAAAGAAGAAGAGAGAAACACTCTCTCGCAAACGGAAAAGGGGAAAAGCAATGGCAATGTCCGAAGCACAGAAGCAGGCGATTCGGGAGTCTCTGAAGAAGTACTACGAGACGCACTCCGGTCCGCGCACCGGGATCGCTTGCGCGGACGAAACGAAAGCGAAGATCCGGGACAGGTTGAAGGAGTACTACGCAACGAACCCGGGACCGCAGACGGGGAAGCCGATGTCGGACGAGACGAAGGAGAAGATCCGTCAGGCCATGCTGCGACGCAGCCAGCCGCAGACGAAGGCGAAGGCGAAGCGGAGCTGAGCCAGGAGGTCGAGCGCCAGACGGTCGGGTCTGGCGCTCGCACTCCGCACTCAGACGATGCGGAAACGGAAAGGGGACAGCAGATGAGGAAGCTCGCACAGGTCAGGGACGCAGACCGAGACCGCTCGGACGAGATCGACACGGACGATCGGATCTACCTCGCGGAGCTCGCAAGGCAGTGGGCACTGCGGTCACTGAACGAGAGGCCGGCACTGGTCACGTACTGAGCCAGCGCCAGAAGAGAGGGACGGTCGGGTCCCTCTCTTCGAGCGCGCACTCAGAGCGAATGCGCGGTAACGGAGAGGGGCAGGTCAGATGAAACGGTTGGTGCAGGTCTTCGAACTCACAGAAGACACGACAGAGGAGGTGTGCGTTCGGACGGAGTGTCTCACGCTCACCGAGACGGTTCAGAAGTTCGGTCGGTGCGAGGTTCTCACGTCGGAGGGAACACAGCTTCGGGTGTGGGTCTGATGAACGGACACGTTCTCTTCGGTCACTGGTGGCACTTGTACGTCATCGGTCACTCGTTCCTTCTCGGTCACTGGTGGTTTGCAGACGCGGTGTTGCACTACCGGTAACCGGGAGGGAACGGGTCGGCATACGTACAACTGTAAAGGAACAAACGAAACGGAAAGGGGAAGTAACAGTGGGAGTTACGGTAACGCAGTTCCAGGGACCGACTCACAGGTTCGAGACGGTCGGTCAGTACATCGAGGGGGAGTGAAGGTGAGAAAGTCCGTTACGTTCACCGCGTGGGCGTTCGTTACACTGCCTGAGGACGCGGAGTATCCCGAAATCGAACAGGCGGTCACCGACAAGTTCGGAGACGTCCTAGTCGTCGTCAGCATCTCGAACGTGGAGGTGGTAGAGGAGTGACAACACCCGTTGCAGAGGCTTCGGCACTGGCACCGGTGATCGAATACGCGAAGGCGGTGTTCGAAGACGAAGCCAGAACGGCTCGCCCAGATCGAGCACGTCTCCGATCGAAGTAGACGGGGACGACGTCTACGGCGTTCCGTACTTCACGATCAAGTTCAGGACAGGTGAGGCTCTGGAGGTCGAGCGACTGGTTCAGCTCTAGGAGGTAACGGTGTAGACCGAGGAGGCGGCCGACGCTCAAGAACAGCCAACTGGTGTGGGAGAAGCCCAGACCCGGGGATGGTACCTGTCCAAACTAGCCCGTCGCTGCGACCGACCGTTCCTGCACAGGAGGCACCGGTGTCAGGCATGCCACTGGTACAGGGAGCTGTGTAGGGTCCTGAACAGGGTACCGAGTCGCGGTGTCTGGCGGTAGTCCCCGCATCGGAACCAGCTCCGCATCGGTTCCGCATCGGTTCCGCATCGTGGCTGCATCCTCGTCTGGCCCGACTGTAAATCAAGGCGCACCCAGTTCCACAGCCGGTTCCAGTCGGCTCCCAATTCCCTTGAGAGATCACGCTATCGATATGCTAAATCAAGCTTCTGTATCCCGGACGCCCGAAGAGGAGAGAAAATAAGGGAGAAAAGGAGAGGAGAGGGCAGGGGGGAAGACGGTCCTTGATTTAGCATATCTATTCCGGTGCGCGCCTATCAATAAATCTTGGAACGCACTTGATTTCGTGAGGCGCTTCCATTATAATCTATACATGGACAGCCACACACAAACGACTCAGTGCCCTAGATGCAACTCCAGCACAGTCGCAAATACCGACTCCTTCCACGTCTGCATCGATTGCGGCCACTCTTGGACAGATGCTGCGTCCACAAACTCACCTTCTCAAACGCCAGATGTCTAGACCGCAAACAAACACACAACCACACGTCATTCGCCGTCATCTTCGGTACGATCACGGCATCACATACGACACACCGGACCTGTACACCCAACTCCGTTTGCGTGACATGCACCTGGACGAACACGAAGGCAACCTCCGCAACGTTTTCATGCCGTTGCCGGAGTTCGGAGGCAAGCCGCATCGACACACGGGTCCGCATCGGCGAGCCACAGACTACCTCACCGGAACGAAGTCGAGAGGACGTGGTGATGGTGAGTAACTTTTCACTTGATTTCGTGAGCGCTTTCCACTATAATAATAGTATGGAGAACCAACACTCCAGCTACAAACACACTCACTCTCAGTGGGTAACGGAAAGGGGAACAGGCAATGGTAGTAGAGGACACCGAGCTGGCGATGACAGTCGTCAAGCTCTGCCCACACTGCGGGTCGGACTCCGTCAGGATCTGGACGCCGGAGACATTTCCGATGCAGGACAACGAGCAGTGGATGAAGTGTGACCACTGCTTCAGAGAGTTCTACGACTGGGAAGCCGTCGACTCACTCTCGGACTTCTACCAGTTGCAGCTCGAGGAGGTCGAAGTCTGATGCCGAGTAGTGAAGACGTTGCCATTGCCGTTTGGCCAGATCGTGGCTTCCGCCCACAGTCAATCGTCATCACGACCGAGGACGGCAACCAAGCCTCAGTCAGGTTCAACCGCCTCGACAACGGCGAGCTAGAGGTCGTCGTCTACGTCTACACGCTCAGACCAACACAGGTCGTCGTAGTGGACGAGGCAGGACGCGACTGGAGGGTGCAGCCGTGAGCAAGAACAAAGGTCAGCCAGTCAAGATTCGGAAGACGTGCAAGCATCCTCTCCGTGTCTTCAACAAGTGCAAGAACTGCCCGAGGAGGTGACATGCAGGGAACTCCAGAGTACTACGAGGATCAGACTCATCGCTGCCTGGAACAGGTGGAGCACGCCCCAACCCCAGAGCTGAGAGACGCCTACTTCCGTGAGGCACAGGTGTACGCGACGTTGGCACAAGCCGCGGCCATGGAGAGCATCTGGCGCCTCCTCACTTGAAGCATCCGTGATGGCGTGACCGCAACTTTCTTTTGGAATTCACTTGATTTCGAGACCGAATTCCACTATAATATAGTTGTAGAGGGACACTCTCTCGAAGGAGCGGGAGAGCAGGAAAGGCAGCTGCGTTCGAAAGTCGGAGGAGGGGCGCGGCCAGAACAAGGAGACAGAACAGCAATGGCAATGACCGAAGAGCAGAAGGAGGCCATCCGTCAGGGACTGAAGGCGTACTACAAGTCTCACCCAGGTCCGATGACCGGCCGACACCTGTCGGACGAAACGAAAGCGAAGATCCGGGAGAGGCTGGTGGAGTTCTACCAGTCACACGACGGGCCTCAGAAGGGCAAGCCGATGTCCGAAGAGACGAAGGAGAAGATCCGTCAGGCCATGCTGCGTCGCAGCAAGATCGTGACGGAGGCGACTCCGGAAGTCGAAGCGGTCACGGAAGAGACGACGGTCTCGGCGGAGTCTCGATCGCAGCGGAGGCGGCAGAGGCAGGCTGCGTGAGAGCCGGCTCGACGGAGCCGGTGGGCGTCCGGGTTCGATATCCCCTTACCGTTTCCCGGGCGTCCACCAGCTCTGTCGACGATCAACGGAAAGGGGTACACTATCAGATGTCCAACTACCCACCAGGCGTAACCGGCAACGAGTACGAGATCGCCGGTGCCGACTTCGAGCAGGAGTTGTCTCGAGAGTGTCCGACGTGTGACGAGATGCGGAGCGGACTTCTCGAAGGCTACCGCGGAGAGCGTTGGTGGACGTGCAGCGTCTGCGGAGAAAGCGTCACAATGACGCTCTCTCCCGAAGACGAGTTCGAGACACACTACGGTGAGGAGGACTAGTGACAGTCAAGGTTCACTTTCGAGTGCACTGCAAGTTGCACAACACGCCGGTCGTCTTCGACACAGAGGGCGACATCTGCGACGGGTCCGGTGACGGGACGCTGACGCTCAAGATGGGTACAGCCCGCTGCACGGAAACGGAACAGTCCTCTTGCAGAGACGGATGGGTTCTCGTGACGGACGCAGTCGGAAGGATGATCTGATGCCTGATGCCCAGCCTAGACCGGTGGTCTTCTACCACGAGGGGGCGGGTGTCAATGTGGTCATTCGGCATACACACTCTCGACGTCCATGCTTCGCCTGCTTCCTGGTCGAAGGAGATTCTGAGGAGGAACCTGATGCCAGCTCAACTCGTCCCCGGTGAGTTCTGTTCCTCGTACTTCGCGACGTACGAGGTGCGCTCGCAGTCGAATGCGCTCACCGTCTACACCGTCTCGCTGTGGGGGTCAGAGGCACCGGCGCTGTGCACGTGCCCTGCCTACCAGTACTCAGGCGAGCGCCGAGAGTGCAAGCACATCGACTACGTCTTCAAGCACGCCTGCATGTGGAACTGTCAGTGGCACACAGGCAACAAGCCAGTCGAGCTCGAGCCCAAGTCCATCAACACCGGTAGCGTCATTCCGGACTCGCACTGTCCGAACTGCAACGCACCGCTCGTAGCCGTCATGATTGCCGTTTGAGGAGGAGAATGGAACGTCCAGACGAGTGTTGGGAGTGTGGTCGCGAGATCACACTGAACACCAGCGAGGAGTGCAAGAACTGTTCCGTGCCGCTGTGCGGTAGCGAGGAGTGCGAGCGAACGCACCGATGCCAAGGTCTGGCTGACTGAGAGGAGAGCGTGTGGCAACCGGATACGAAGTCGACGACAAGCCCATCGTCCGTAAGGGGCTCATCGAGTGGCGAACAGACCTCATGAAGGAGCCGAACCCGGACTGGGATCACGTCGTCCTTCTGTCACACGCTATCTGGTGGCTTGCGGATCGGGAAGAAATCACTTGATTTCGTGGCTGCATTCCACTATAATATATGCATAGGAGAACAACGGAAAGGGGAAACCGAGTGACGGACCACTTCGAACACCGCGAGTACTACGGAGACGTCTACGACGATCCGACAGATGCCGATCAGTACGACACAGAGCCAGTTCACTCTCACGCGTCGGTCGGTCACTACGTCGAAGAGGTCGCGGACGTCTACCCGTACGAGGGTCACTACCCGACGGCAACAGATCGGAGGTTCACATGAAGCGCATCCGGAGAGTCTACGAGACAGGTCCTCGACCGGGACCGGGGAAGCTCGCCGAGAACTACGTCGTCGAGACCCCACCAGCCGAGTCACCTCTCGGACGGTTCCTCTTCCCAAGTGGCGTCAAGGGAGACTTCGGTCAGATCGTCCAGCTCAAGATCACCTACGGTGACGGAGCCACGTGCACCTACACGGTGGAGGACGCCGAATGACGTTCGTCACACTTCCGCAGACGGAGAAGGCTGCTTCCGACCACGTTCTTCACTACCACATCGCGATGCGAGGAGTCGGAGGCGGACGCTACCCCGGCACGAGGTTCGCCAGCTGGCAGGAACTTCACGACAACGAGCACGCAAACAACTACGCACCCATCGTGCCGCACAGGCACACACTCGAGGAGGACTAGTGTACCATCTCTACCACACACCGAACTACTCGCTCATCAACATCGCGATGTGGTTCTGGGTAGTCGGAGTACCGTGCCTCGCGTTTCTCGCGCTGTCCGGTCGGAAGAAGAAGAAGGGGGCTAAGTGAAGCTGAGTGAGTTCCGAGACCTGTTGAAGGAGCTCCTCCAAATGGGACTGGAGGAGCTCGACTGCATCGAGAAGGTCTCAACGTACGAGGAGGTCATGATGCTGACGAGGAACACAGGACTCGTCATCGACTTCGCAGACGGATCGCAAATCCAGATGACGCTCGTGCAGTCGAGATTCGGAGACGCACCGACAGACGAGGACACAAGATGGTAGGCAGCATTGCAGTGCGTCTCGTCGAGATCTACATCTTCGCTCTGCCTCTCCTCGTGCTGTGGTGCGTCGTCCTCACGATCCGAGGAGCTGTGCGACTCTGGCGCAACCGTCTACCGCGACGCTACACAGTCACGATTCACGAGCACCGAGAGGAGAGGTGATGCCGCAGACCGAGGGCACGGACGTCAGTGACTTGCCCGCAACCGAACAGAACCGTCTAGCGATGGCGTGTCCTGGCGGTTGGGAGGCTCACGTTGAGCACATGCACATCAACGGCACATGTCCGTGGTGCCAGTGCTACGATCCAACGAGGTGGGACTTGTGACAGTCTGTCTGCCGTTCATCAAGCGGTACCCACTGCGCAGCTCGCTCATCAAGTCAGCCGGGTACCGCACACGAGTGTTAGTCGATATGGGCACGTATACACTTCGCTTCGGGTGGGTCGAGATCGAGTTCGTCAGTGGCTCCATCTACCGCTACTACACAGTGCCGTGGCAAGTCTACCGCACGTTCAGGAAGGCTCGGTCGCACGGTCGCTACTTCAACAAGCACATTCGCAACGTCTACGACTACCAGTACCTCGACGAGGTGTGAGAGGAGGTGAACATGAAACGACCGCACTGGAGGAAGATGTCGTGGCTCGTCCTCGTCTTCAACGCGCTGATGCTCATCTGGGTCATCGTCGGAGCGGCAAGTGCGCACAACACAGTGTCGTGCGTGCACAGCATCGGTGAGAAGCTCTGCACGCAGGCAACGGAGACGGGTACGGCCATCGGAGTCGGCATCCTCATCGTGCTGTGGGCACTCGGAGACGTCATTCTCGGCGTCATCTGGATGGTCACGCGTCCGAAGGAAGTCAAGGCCTAGAACTGGAGGACGGATGGCTAAAATCGTAGTTGAGCTGACGCTCAAACAGCACGAGACGCTGCTCCGCATCGTTCGCAAGGACATGGATCGACTCGAGAGCGCTCTCGACCGCACGGTCGGCGAGCGTCATCAGGAGCTCCTCGGTCTCGAGTACGCGGATGTGTGCAGCGTCTACGACGCGTTGAGCTGATGATCGTACTTGCATAGCCAGGAGAGGAGACCGGTCTAATACATCTAATACACGCGGGTCGGAACCCGGTGGATAGAGTAAAATACGAGGGTAGGAATCGAGGCAATATGGATCGCGACGAACCGTACGAATACGCTCTCGTGGTGACGGACTTCAACGGCGAACGTGTGGACTTCCACTACCGCAACCGAGAGACGGCTCAGTACGATGCACAGGTCGTTGTCAAGGAGCAAGGGAAGCGCTTCGCGGAGGTCCGAAGACTCGAGACGGGTGAGCTCCTCTTCTCGTGCTCGAGACGTTCTCCGGGAGACGACGCCATCGGGGTCGTACACGACAACTGGACGCCACCCCTTCTCTATGGAAGCACTTGATTTCGTGGCCGAACTCCATTATAATCAATGGCATGGAGGTACACCAAACGGAGAGGAGAGAGCCGGTGGAAGCGCGTTGGGACTTAGGCATCCGCGTCACACTTCCGCAGCCGGTCGCGTAGCGATGCACTGTCGCGTTTGTGAGGAGCCACTCGTCAAGAACGGACTCCACTACGAGGACCTCAGCGGTCGGTCGACGTGCTACACGATCCTCGAGGACGGCATCGAGACCTACATCGAGCACGTGCCGAAGGAGGCGGAGGAGTGAGTCTGCACGAGTACCGAATCGGTCTGCGACTAGCGGACAACGACCCACCGTTCTACGCACTCATCCAAGCCGCAATGCGAAAGGCAGACTCCGTCAATGCGGCAAAGCTGCGCAACGCCTTCCCGCAGGTGTGGAACGAGCTGCAAGCACGCTACAACGTTCCCGGAGGCATTCTCCCGTCTGACGACCTCCACGCGTGCGCCTCGTGCGGGTCGCTACAGACGATCAAGCGGCTGAACGGGTATCGCACTTGTCTCGACTGTCGCGCTCTCTGGTTCGTGGGAGAGGAGAAGGATGTACTTCGGACGGAGACCTAGTTGCGGAATCGACAGTCGGCACACGGGACACACTCTCGACTTCGTTCCGCCGGTGTGTACACTCTCGCGGTGGCAGACGTGGAGAAACGACGTGTGTGACCTCATCATCGAGGCACCGTTCTTCGACTACAGCACAGGTGAGATCGTGACACTGTTGCGGAAGTTGCGAGAGGCTTCCGACCCACCGAGCCTCGCGAGGCGGCTCGACAACTTTCGTCGGTGGTGTCGGGAGCGAGGCATTCACATCAAGCTCGAGCGACGTACGAAGGAGACGAAGTGAAAACGGCAGCTACGCCGGGAGATGCGTGCCAAGAACCGAATGCCGGTTGTACACGTCCATGGTGGACGAAGTGCGACGACGGCATCAAACGATGCTTCAACCACACCTCGACGTGGTGGTGGGCCAACAAGGCACCAACACACAAAGGTGTGGCAGAGACGCGAAAGGCCATGCAAGCGTGGCACGAGTGGTGTCAGGAGACCAAGAGTCGCGGACGCGGCCGAGCCGCTTCGCCAGAGTGCTCTGTGCAGTGGTGTCACAACCCCGTCAACAGTCGCGGGTGGTGCGTCAACCACTACCAGCGTTGGCGTCGTCACGGCACAGCTCTGAAGCTGCGGACGGCCTTCGGCACCATGGTCACAGAGCGCACAGTCGCTCGCTTGATTCGCGGACTACGGACGCCGGATCAACTCGGCTTCAACGAGACGGACACGAAGTGGCTGCGAGCACGCTACCTCGTTGAGGACTTCCTCGACTTCACGGAGACCGCTGCGTGAGTCCGTTCAACAACCGCTTCCGAACATTCACAGAGGTGGAGATACAGAGCCTCCGAACTGCGGCTCTGTACGCCGATGACGGAGAGGAGTTCTACCTCGCAAGCGATCTCGTCGTCAACCTCTGCGATCTGGCCTTGCGTCTCCGCAAGGTCGGTCTTCAGGAGTACCTGACGGCGCACAGTCGAGTCTGCGCAAACCACAGTCTAGAGACGACCTGTGCACATCCGATGCCGGAAGAGCTCAAGACACGATCCGTGGAGCACGCGAGTCACCCGAACGCGATTGTGTTCGTCACGATGTCTGCACTGTCGGACGTGTTCGAGGACTTCCACGCGCGCATACGCGACTTCGAGATACCGCCGGAACTGGTCGAGCTGATCAAGAACCTCGACGGAAAGAAGAGGAGGTGATGCGAAGGTCCCTTCCAAGCAAGGCCTAGCGTGCGTGTTGACGCACACGAACAGGAGGATTCGATGAGTGAGACTCAAACTGGCAGCAACCGGTATGGTGGTGGTCACGTCCGTATCCTTGGTGACGCTCGAGTTGTACCCCAGCGAGCCGAGCCAACACGAGAGCGCGCAGAGCGCCTTGTTGGTCGGGGACATTGCCCAACTCCGGCCGCTGCCACATCCGCAGATGGAGGCACCGCCAACCGTCTCCACGTCATCTCCGGTGACGACGACTACGTTCCCGTCACCACCCACGCCGCCGTCGGTACCGGTCGCTCCCCCACCCTCTACGCCGACGGTCTCGTACTCTTCCCTCACGGAGAGTTCTTCCGGGACACTTCTGGCGAATGAACCGTCGTGGGTGCAGAACGAGTTCGCGTGCATTCGTCACGCCGAGTCGGACACAACACCGTCTGTGTGGAACGCCACAGGTTCCGGAGCTTCCGGTCTCTACCAGTTCATGCAAGGGACGTGGCTCAGTCATAGCGGTGGGCAGTTCGCCTCGTACGCGGCAGATGCAACGGTGACGGAGCAGAACGACGTTGCTGTCTGGACCTACGAGCGAACAGGGTGGAGTCCGTGGACTGGCGATCCTTGCGTCGGCTGACTTTCACTTGATTTCGTGGGTGCGTTTCACTATAATATAAGCAAGAGGTACAAACAAACGGAAGGGAGAGCAGATGGCACGATTCCCGCTCATCGAACAGGTCGTTGAGGTGTCCGCACCGACGACGATGGACGATGACGAGTTCAACCGGAAGCTGTCAGACAACATTGCCGCTGAGCTCAGCCACTCGCTTGCGGAGCTCGAAGCGAAGATCCGCGTGTGGCCGGGATGCGAAGAGGTGGAGATTCGCGTCTATGGTTGACACTGCAATGGACAGCGATCGGAGACTCGAGAAGATCCGAGCTCTCCTCGCTAAGGCGGAGACAAAGCGCATTCCGCAAGAGGAGGCGGAGGCGTTCGCCGCCAAAGCACAGGAGCTCATGACGAAGTGGGCCGTTGACGAACTGCAGCTCGCGCTCCACGGTCAGGGTCTCGGCAAGATCGACACCGTCAAGTGGTTCATCACAGCACCACATGCAGACGTCAAGATCTACGGACTCGGATGGCTGGCGGAGGTCCACGACTGCAAGGTCGTTCTCGGTCCGAAGGAGTACCTCACAAGAGGTCGCTACCGAGCCAAGGGAGTGTGGGCTTGGGTGACGGGCTACGAGGCGGACCTGTTCCGACTGCAAGCTATCTTCCACTCGCTTCTGGTGCAGTGCTCCAACGAGATGCTGCGAGCCACCAAGCCATGGACATGCGAAGTGACCGAGTGGCGAAGAGGTTTCATCCACGGTTACTTCAGTCGCGTGACGCGCCTTTTCCGGGAGAAACACCACATCGACATCAAGGAAGCGGACACAGGTCGCCTTCTACCCATCCTCAAGAGCAAGGTCGACAATGTCGAGGACGTCTTCAAGGAGCGGTGGAAGAGCCTCCGCGAGGTCAGTGCCGGTTCGGTCACAGATCGAGGCTACCACTCCGGAGGCAAGGCCGCAGAGCGAGCGGACACGGGTGACCCTCGAATCGGTTCACGAAAAGCTCTCGGGAGGTGAGCGATGGACGACGAAGAAGCGAGACTGACGGACCAGCTCTTCGAGCATTTGCAGAAGGATCACGGCTACGAGTTCGGACCGGACGATGCTGTGACCGCGGATGAGCGGTACGTCCTCGATCGACTGCACTGGGACCTTCACAAGCGTTCCGACTACGGTCCGATCGGTCGACATAGCGTGGCTTCGCTATGAGCGCGACCTACGAGGTGACGTTCAGTCGACTTGGTCGCAATCACGAGCCGGAACCTCTCCGATGCACTGTTCGCGATCTCGACGAGCTTGAGATCGCCATCATCAAGCACGCTCGGAAGTACTGCGTGTCGCGGACACTCAACTGCATTGCGGAGTGGGATCCGGATACGGGTAGAGGTATGTGCACGGTCTTTGCGGGCATACAAGTTGCCGGAGGCGGTCTGATTCGCGGGCTGGAGACGGTATGATCGAGCCGATTGACGTTGATCGTTGTCAAGCGACACGACCTACGACGTGGACGCCCATGTCGCTCGGTCCGAAGCCTACACGTCGGTGCACGAACCGACCGGTGGCGATTCTTGTTGAGAAGGAGCCCGATGCGAGCGGTGAGAGAGGGGCTATGTCCATTTGCGGCAACTGTCAAGACTTCCTTCCAGAGGACCTCACGAGTCGGCTCGATCTTTTCTGGATCGCGGAGAGATCGAGATGAAGCACAGAGCTAAGCACCACGTCTTCGAGACCAAGGACGACAACGGCCATCTGGTCGACATCAAGGTTTCGTCGGACATGTACTCCGACACTGCTCCTCGTCCATGGGACGTCAAAGCTCGTAACCGCAAGCGAGCCAAGCAAGCCGAGAAGTCACGACGTCGTAACCGTGGGTAAGCGCGCTCGCAAGGCGAGTCGCGAGGAACGAGCCCGCAAGACGTTTCGCGACCGTCCGCACCACTGTCATCCAAAACACTGTGCATACCCGGCACCGCATCATCGCGGGTGGCGTCAGTGCGCAATCCTACCGTTCACGTGCATCTGCGGACGCAAGTGGACTCCGAGCAAAACAGGTCACGGCTGGTCGCCGATGGCCGAACTTGCAGGGCCGGATGGGAAAAACCCCGTTATAGATGTATTGACGCAGGTCGAACCCGGGGGATACGATCGAATAGCCTAGGATAAAATCTTGGAGGAGCAATATGCCTTTACCCAGGCGCGGAACGGTGGAGTACGAGGAGTGGAAGGCGTCTCCGCGCTACTCACAGTGGCTCGCCAACAGACCGAAGAACGTTCGACCGAGCCTCGACTCACTCAACGCTCGTGTGCAAACCTTCCGATCGAAGCACGCCTCGACACCGTGCCAAATCTGCGGAGGACACGAACGTGTACGATTCGTAGACCACAATCATCGAACGGGTCGGTTGCGAGGTATGCTCTGCAACACATGCAACGTCGCTCTGGGCTTCTTCCGCACAGACGCACGGCGGTTGCTTCGCTCGATCGTGTACCTTGCGGAGACGGATGACACAGTCGAAGCACGACGAATATTGGGCTGGAGATCCTCTTGATTTCGCGGGGGTGTTCCACTATAATCTCTTCATTGAGACAACCGAGCGGAAGGGGAACGAAGTGGTGGTTGCGGCAGAGAGACCTTGGAAGGCAACGTTGCAACCGGAGTGCGATCCACACGTCACTCGCCGCGTCAAGTTCGTGATCGATGACACAGGCATTCTCACGGAGGTTCCGCACTACATCGCCTGGTGCGGTACGCACTGGCGAGCCACGGGGGAGTTCGCGACGTTCAACAGTGCATGGAGGGCTGCTTGCGACCATGGATGGGGGAAGGACGAGGCGTGAGAATCTGGTTAGTCCCGTTCAAGGAGTTGGATGATCGGCGTCTTGTCGCTCAACACCATGAGTGGCATGGGATAGTCAACACCATCTTCGTCCGCGGGTGGCGCTGGAAGGGTTGGGAGAAGCCGGAGTACCGTGCGGATCTCCTTGGACGTCACGCGGAGGTGTTGCAAGAGTTCGAGATCCGCGACTTCAAGCACGGTCCGGATAGCGAGACGCACACTCATCCCGACCTCGGAACCTACCCGATCGCGAACCCTCCAAAGTCCTTCCGCGAGTACCCTCGTCCACTGGAGGTCCTGGACCTCGAACGCTGGACGTTGATGTGCCGATGGGAAGGTGTGTTCAAGGGTCGCGGGTCAGATGATCCACTAACTTGGGGCCGGTTGGCAGGGAGGTACGATGCTCACGGGTGTCTGCATGACGGACCGTGGGAGGAGATGTCTCGCACACCGGAGACTGGTCGTCGGAACTACCTGTGCTTGATTTGCAAACGCTACACGAGGAGAGAGGGTGATGGAAGAGAGACACACCAAGGCGGGGAAGAAGCGCAAGCGGCTTCCACCGGGGGATCCACGACGCACGCATGACGGTCGTCTGTTCCAGAGCAATCCGAAGCGACGGATGGCGAAGGTGCGGATGACCGAACACGCAGAGCAAGACCCGCGACTCTGGTCTCAAGCTCGCATTCGGGCTTTCGAGCGGAGTGGAGGGAACTACGAACGAGCCGTCGAACGGGCGCGGGAGAAGGAGCGCAAGGACGACAAGGCTACTGCCGATCTCAACAAGCTCGACCGCGGAGAGGTGACCGCAGCGGAGCTCGCCAAAGACTACAGTTCGTCGTGACCGTACCAGGAACGTCTGAGTTCCTGCGCGAGCTGTTTCCGAGACAGAGTGACGAACTCTTCGTACGCGTCATCACGGCTAGTGAGGACCGCTTCCCGGAGAACACCTACTGGTTCAGCACGCAGGAACTGCACGCCTCTTCGTTCGAGCTTCGCCTGACGGAGAAGGACCGCGAAGTCTACTTCTCGCCCAACGCGTACGCCTCTCGTGGTCGCGGGACGAAGGACAACGTGGCTCCCGAGATCGACTGCGTCTGGATGGAGTCGGACGATGAGGCCTTCGACTGGCGCCTCATAACGGAGGCTGTGCCGAGCATTGTCGTGCAGTCCTCGCCAGGACATCATCACCTCTACTGGCTCTTGGCGGATGCGGCTACACGAACACGCGTCGAGAGGATCAACCGCGGTCTCTGTTACAAGTACTTGACGCGCGACCGATCCGGTTGGGATCTCTCGCAACTGCTACGCGTACCGGGCTACAAGAACTACAAGCGCGCCATCGTCAACACAGTCATCGTTGTTGACTGGCATCCGGAGAGGCGCTACAGTCTCGACGTCTTCGAGACGGTCGCCTCCAAGACAGACACGGACAAGCTCGAGGAGTCCGCCATTCCGGGGACACTACCGAAGCTGCAGGACGTTCTGGCTCGGTGGAGTGACAAGTTCTCGAAGGGGTTGACGGACGCACTCAAGGTACCGGCTGCAGACCGATCACGTGCTCTGTGGTTCCTCTACAACGAGTGTCAGCGCATCGGAATGACGCGCGAGGAGACGTTCACGCTCGCAGCAAGCAGCGTCAACAACAAGTTCGCGGACGATGCCTACAACGCGGAGTCATCACTGTGGCGAGACGTCTTGTCAGCCTATCACGCGCGTGAGACGACGGACATTCGCGACATCGAGTCCGCACTTGACTCGATTCGACAGTCGCAGCAGAGATCGGACAAGAAGCGCAGTCTCATGGCCAACGCCATCTTCGCGCACCTGTCCCAGAGTGGGAGGCTGTGCTACTCGGAGCGCACCAACGAGGCCTTCTTCTACCGCGAGAACGTCAGTATTCCGATCACACGGTCCAACTACCGCTACGGTCACCTCATGGACCTGACGTACGGCATCAACCCAGCCTCGGACGAGTTTCCGCACGTGACGGCTCGATTGCGCAACTTAGCTATCGAGTACGGTCTCCACGTCGATCTCAAGTCGCTGTCGTACTACGACGTGACGCGAGGCTACCTCTACGTTACCAACTTCCGAGGTGGCATTTGGCGGCTTGATGGCGAGCGCATCGACCTCGTCGAGAACGGCGTTGACGGTGGCGTCTTCTTCCGCAACGACATTGATGCGGAACCGTACACGCCCGCTTTCGAGGCGTCCGGTCTTCTCGACGAGCTCATCTTCAGTCGGGCTAACTTCGACTCGACCGTTCTCGATGTGTCCGTTGCGCGGTTCCTCGTCAAGTCGTGGTTCTTCGCGCTGTTCTTGCCGGAACTCGTCGAGACGAGACCGCTCCTCATTCTCGAGGGGTCGAAGGGGTCCGGTAAGTCGACGGCGTTTCGCTCCTTCGAGTGGCTGATTCGCGGCTCGTCTGGAACGGTGACGGAGTTGCCGATCACATCTCGGGAGTTTCGCGAGGTCGTTCGCGAGCGCAACTACGTCTTCTTCGATGGTGTCGACTCGCTTTGGCCGGGACTGTCCAACCTTTTGTCGACGTGCTCGTCCGGTGTCAAGGAGTCTGTGCGAGTCCTCTACACCAACAACACATTCGCGACGTACAACTTGCGGTGCTTCTTCGGCATCAGCACGATGGATGCGCGCTTCCTCCGCGACGACGTAGCCGACCGGTCGGTCATTCTCCGCGTCGAGCGTCTGCCCGTTATGGTTCCGGAGTCGGACCTCAAGCGTTCCGTCTTGCAGTACCGCAACGAGTTGTGGGGTGAGCTCCTCACGATGCTCAATCAGACGTTGCACAACCTCAAGATGACGGACTACAGACCGACGGGCGTACGAGTAGCGGACTTTGCCAAGATCCTGTCGGCTGTTGCGGACGTCGACGGAGTCGATCCGACGGAGATGCTTCAAGCGTTGCGTCGGCAACAGTCGCAAGCCGTCACCGACCGATCGTCTCTGTGGCAAGTCATCGATGCGTGGCTGTCTCGAGAAGGCAATGAGGGTCGTACAGTGTCACTGACGACGCTCTACCGCGAGTTGTCGAACACGTCCGCTCTCGTTGGTATGCCTCTCGATCGTGAGATACGCAACGCACGAACGCTGGCGTTTCGCGTACGGTCTCTGTTGTACGAGGTGGCCGACCTTGCGGAGGTCGAGATCACGAACAAGCCTGATGGTACCCACTACATCTTCCGGAGGAAGGCAGATGCCTCGCACGCACTGGACGTCTGAGGAGCGAGCACAGCTATCAGCTCGGATGAAAGCATACTACGATACGCATGAGCATCCGCGGAAGGGTGCCAAGCATACGACGGAGACGAAGCGAGCTATCTCTCAGACTATGTCGACACGAGAGCCACTCGGTCACTGCATCTACTGCGGACACCCACTCTACGATCCGGATGTGGCTGAACGAGGTTACGGCGACGAGTGTAAAAAGAATCACTTGATTTCGCGGGGGAGTTCCACTATAATATCTACAAGAGGTACAACAAGCGAAGGAGAGGAGACAACATGAACGACATTGAGGAGGAGGTCGAAATCGACGCGGAGGCAGAGGCCGCCGCTAGACGTGTGAAGTGGCTCGGAGATGCATACCGACTTCTCGACTTCCTTGCCGCTCACCCGACGCTGCTCGATTGGGTCGCTAGCCTCCACGTCAGCACGTGGGCGAAGGACGCCAAAGCATTCGCGGAACTCGCTCGAGGCGCACCAACGAAAGGACACGACCATGCAACTCCCTTCCACCCTCCATCCCCCGGGAGCAGAGCCATGAGTGACACGGGTGTGTGTGGCCACTGTGGAGTAGACGCGAGTCGTCCATGGCTGGGGACGCGAGAAGCGGTCTGTGGCCCCTCTAAGGGCACCCAGCCGATGTGGGCCTGCCGGTTTGGCGCAGATGCTCATGCCGCGTATCACGGGTCACACGAGCACGGGCCGACAGGAGCCTGTCAGCCGGTTTCCCAGGAGCAGAGCGATGAGTGACCTCGTCCTTCGAGATGATCAGCTCAAGGACGCGCGATGGCTTCTTGATGTGAGACGCGGAGGGCTGTTCAACGATCCTGGAACCGGTAAGTCGTTTCCAGCCATCACGGCCGCACTCGAACTTCGTGACTACGCAGTGACGCTCATCGTCGCACCGCAGTATCTGTTGTGGAACTGGCGAGACATGCTCGTCGACTTCGGTGTGCCAGAGAGTGAGATCGGCATTTGCATCGGTGAGAGGGCCGAACGCAACGCGATCCTCCAACGTGAGTACGACTTCACGCTCGTCAACTACGAGATGTTCAGCTACGCCGATCGCTTCCCGACACTGCTGAAGCGGCAGTGGGATCTCGTCATCTGCGACGAGTCGCACAGGTTGCGAGGTCGGAACTCGGCCATGACGAAGGCGGCCTACCGACTCAAGTGCGACAGGTTCTGGGCTCTGACCGGAACTCCACTCGTCACTAACGCAGCTGACGTCTTTCCGATTCTCAAGATCATCGACAAGGATCGCTTTCGCTCGTATTGGCGCTTCGTCGATGAGTGGTGCAAGACGGAGACGAATCCGTGGGCGACGATCGTCAGAGGTCCGAAGACACCCGAGGACTACTTTCGCATGCTGCAGGGCTACTTCATCATGCGTCCGTTCGACTCCATTCCGGAACTGAAGGGCGTCACGGCTGTTGAGCACGCTCCGTTCTACGTCACACTTCCGAAGTCCGTCATGGCCGCGCACAAGAGAGCCAAGAAGGAGTACGTCCTCGAGCATCCGACAATGGAGAAGATCGAGGTCACATCCGCAGGAGCCATGCTGTCGTACCTCCGACGCATGTGTTCGTGGCCGCCGACGCAAGAGCAGCCGAAGTGGAAGGTTCTCAAGGACCTTCTCCTCGAGAACGGCGACGAGCAGATTATCGTCTTCTGCTGGTTCCACGACACGGTTGACGGACTCGTCGAGCGCATACGTCAAGAGGTTCGCGGCACACGTCCAGTCGAAGTCGTCACGGGCAGCTTCAGTGCCGTGCAGAAGGACGAAGCCATTCGACGTCACCGACTCTCGTCCAACGGCATTCTCATCGCCAACATCGCGGCCTGCAACGAGGGAGTCAACCTCCAGACCGGTCACATCGTCGTCTTCTACGAGCAGGACTACCTGCGTACGGCCAACGAGCAAGCCATCGCTCGCTGCAAGCGAATGGGACAGGAACAAGTCGTGCAGGTCTACAACATCGTTGCTCGCAAGACGGTAGAGGAGGCGGTGTATCGCACGCAGCTCGGTCACAAGAGAGTCATCCACCAGCCGATTCGGCAGCTCATGCACGAGCTGTACGCTATCCCGGACTGACTAGTGGGCCGCCGGCACACTCCTTTCCGAGTGTACCTCTACAAGCCGGCGGCCCACTAGTTCGTTCGAGAGGAGGGAGGATGCCGAGTTTCCGTGTATCGGACGGTCGGAGACCACGAAAGAAGCGGTGGCACGCACGAGCCAAGAGAGGTGTAATCGAGTGGAGTCTCGGTTACTTCACAACGAGGGAGGAAGCACTTGAGCGAGAAAGAGGGTTCAACGAGCACTGGCCGAGGCACAAGCTCGGCCACGAAGGGCGGAACCAAAGAGACGCTGTGTCAGGAAGCGGATCGACTGATTCACAGCGTCAAAGCTGAGGAGTACGGTCACCCGAAGGACAACTTCCGACGTCTCGCGGTCCTGTGGACGGAGTATCTCAAACAGAAGTACCCGTCCGTCCAAGTAGTCGTGGATGAGGACGACGTCATCAACATGTTCATCCTCCACAAGGTCGCTCGATCCATGCAGGTTCCGACGAGAGACACGTACGTAGATGTGGCTGGATATGCCGGTTGCTGGGCTCGCATCCACGAAGGAGAGTGACTATGCTGCTAGCCACATTCATTCGCCAGCTCCAAGTTCTGGCCGAGACAGATAACGTCGGTCCGGCCGCTCACGTCTTCTTCGAGCCCGCACAGAACTGGACGGAGGTTCAGAGTACGGGTTGGAGCGGACAGATCGGTGGAGTCATCCTGACGTCTAGACCGATTGCGAGCTGAACCATGCCGATCACGACCGTCACTACAATGCAAGCCTTCCTACGTTGTCGTCGAGCCTGGTGGCTACAGTCTCCAACTGGACTTGGTCTCGAGCCGGACCGCCCACCCGCACTCGCTCTCAGCTTCGGTACGGCTGTCCACGCCGGTCTGGAAGCCAACGCTCGAGGTGAGGACTGGAGACGAGCGCTTGACGAGGTCCTCGTCCACCAGCGACAAGAGGTCTACGAGGCCTATTACAACAAGGTCGGAGCTCCAATGGCACCGGAAGAGGCGCTCAAGCTGAAGGACTCGGAGAAGCTAGCCGTGTCCGTCCTCGAGCACTACTTCGAGAGGTACTCGGAGGACCACCCACTCGGACAGACATGGGAGTACATCCAACCGGAAGTCGGCTTCGAGATTCCGCTCGACTACCTCGGTGAGGCAGCAGAAGGTTGGCTTCTGCGTGGCTCCATCGACGGTTTGGCCGAACACAAGAAGACGGGAGCCATCGGCGGTGTCGAGCACAAGACGTACTCGCAGAAGACGAACGAGGCTGCTCTCCAGATGGACGACCAGCTGACGGGCTACTTCTTCGCCGTCTGGAAGCTCTTCGGTGTCTTTCCCGAGTCGTTCCTCTACGACGGCATTGCCAAGAAGCTGCCGATCGAGCCGAGACTGCTTCAGAGCGGCAAGTTGTCGAAGGAGTGGATCGACACGACGGAAGGAGTGTATCGGCGCACGTTGGCCAAGCACGGTCTCGATGCGGCAGACTACGCGGACATCTTGGCCCGCCTAGCCGCTCGAGACAAGGAGCCGCAGACGCCGTTCTTTACGCGCTACCGCATCTACGTCCCGGAGCACAGTGTGAGACTGTGGGAACGCAACCTCTACTGGCGCATTCGCGACATGGACGAGGTCGTCTTCACGAACGGTGAGACGGCCTATCCCAACGTACCCTGGACCGGTTGCTGGGATTGCGGAGTGCAGGACCTGTGCAAGGCCATCCAGTTCGACGAGGACGTTCACGGCATTATTTCGCAGTTCTACCGCGAGAACCACGTCGGTCACGCCTCCTACACGCGAGAGGCTTCGCGACCGGGTGAGGTGACTCTGAGGCGAAAGAATCCTTGAAAACCTCTTGTGAGTTTCGGGTAACTTCACTATAATCTCAACAAGAGGAGAAGGAGGAAACGCCGTGGCAGACATCTCTGACCGCTTCCTTCGCGCGTCGGATGTATCCGACAAGTGGGGACTCAATGTCGTACTCTTCGGTCCGAACGGTGCTGGGAAGACGACGCTAGCGTCCACTGCGCAGGATTCGGAGTTCGGACGAGACGTCATCTTCTGTGACGTCGAAGGCGGTACGCGGTCGATCGCCGACCGAGAGGACATTCAGGTCTTCGTCCCGGACCGGTGGAGCGAGATCGCGGACTTCTACGCCTTTCTCGCCGGTCAACAGCACCCGTACCGCACTATCGTGCTCGACTCGCTGGCGGAGCTCTACCACTACGCCATCAAGGACGTCATGGGTGGAGCGTCCGGGGCACCTCAACTTCAGCACTACGGAGAAGCCAACGACCGTCTGGCAACGCTCGTTCGCAACTTCAAGCGGTTCTCACGAGAACTCGGATGGAACGTCATCTTCACGGCTCCGGCCGTCGAAGTCAAGGACGACATCACCGGGATGGTCCTCACGCGCGTCGACCTGACGCCGGGAGCGGCCAAGAGTGTCTTCCAGATCGTCGATACGATGGCGTACCTGGGAGTCGAAAGCAAGAGAGAGGGAGGAACCCTCCAGACGCGGAGATACCTGCAGATCGGACCGACGGGCAACATCACGGCAAAGCACAGGCAGCCGCGATCGGGTAACCCGCTACCGACGCGCATCACAGACCCGTCTCTGGTGAGCATCCTCGCACAGAGGAAGGAGAGCAAGTGAGTCCAGTAACTCTCGACTTCAGCAACGTCGAGGACAGTCAGTTCAAGCAGCTGCCATCCGGTGACTACGAGTGCACCATCTTCGCGATCAACACGAAGAAGGCGAAGGGAGACGGGTCCGAGTACCTCGAGTTCGTCTTCAAGCTCGCAGACTCCGAGCAGCGGTTGTGGAGAAACTACTCTCTGAAGCCGCAGGCTCTGTGGGCGCTCAAGCAGCTCCTCATCCGTCTCGGCTTCAGCGAGGACGAGGTCGGCGGACAGTTTCAGTTCAACGAGCAGGAACTCCTCGGTACGAAGGTCATCTGCCGCGTGAAGGAGACCGAGTACCAGGGTCG